CATACTAAAATACTATGTCATTCGCAGCATTAAAAAACAATCGCAACAGTGCAATCAGCAGTCTCACAGCGGCTGCTCAAAAAGTCGCCGGTGGCGGCGAGAAGAAGTCCTATGTGGACGACCGTATCTGGGCTCCCATTGTGGACAAAGCCGGTAACGGTTATGCAGTCATTCGTTTCCTTCCGGCTAAGGCTGGTGAGGAACTCCCGTGGGTCCGTTACTGGGACCATGGCTTCAAGGGTCCAACCGGTCGTTGGTACATTGAGAACTCTCTGAGCTCCATTGGTCAGCCCGACCCAGTTGGTGAACTCAATTCCAAGCTCTGGAATTCTGGTGATGAGAAAGATAAGGAAGTCGCCCGCGCGCAGAAACGCCGTCTTCACTATGTTTCCAACATCCTCGTGATTTCCGACCCAGCAAATCCTGCCAATGAAGGTAAAGTGTTCCTTTACAAGTATGGCAAGAAAATCTTTGACAAGATGCTGGACCTTATGCAACCAGCCTTTCAAGATGAGAAGCCAGTGAATCCGTTTGACTTCTGGACCGGTGCCGATTTCAAGCTCAAGATTCGCAATGTCGAAGGTTATCGTAACTACGACAAATCGGAATTCTCTCCTTCGGCTCCTCTCTTTGGTGGAGATGAAGCCAAGCTGGAAGCCATCTACAACTCAATGCACGCCTTGAAGGACTTCGTTGACCCGAAGAACTATAAGTCCTATGCCGAACTCAAACGTAAGCTCTCCGAAGTCCTCGGTGAAGAAGGTCAGGTTCTTACAACTGCTGAAGCGGTTGAACTTGATGAATCTCGCTCGGCTCCAAAGAAAGCTACGGCTGAAGCTGCGGCTCCTCGTGAAGCATTTAAGCCTGTTGAGGCAGGCAGCGATGATGAAGAAGATACCGGAGACACCCTTAGTTACTTTGCCAAGCTAGCAAAGGAAGACTAATCCGTATCGGCTTGATCTTTATATTATGATGGAGGGTCCCTCAAAAGGGGACCCTCTTTTAGTTACAGACCGCCAAAGATTGGACGGAGCATCCAAGAAGTTCTGTCGGGAACATTGTTGTTCTGGTAAGTGACGGAACTGTTATTGTGTGAGACATTACTTCCGCCGCCACCGCCGCCAGAAGGCGCCATATTGACGGGCTGAAGTGCAGCAGCCATATTGACATTTGCGGTATCACTTTGAATTGCAGAAATGTCGGATCCGATTGTCGATGGATTTGGAGTGATGTCGGCTGCACTACCTACATTTTCATTGTAGGCTTTAAAGAGCATATTCATGAAACCTTCATTTGCGTCACCCGAGATACCAAGTAGTTCCTTACCCTTGTCGATTACATCATTGGCTGCAGGTACTAATTCCTTTGCGGTATCGGTAACTGTTTCTGCAACTCCCTTTTCGGCTTTATTTAGCTCCTTCTTGGCTTCCTTCTGTTTGCGTTTTAGATCGGTTGTATCTCCAGCGGCAGCAAGGATACTCTTGTCGGATTCTTGAGTTTCTCCACCGGTTTTTGTATGAGTACCGCCAAAGAGACCCGAAAAGCTAAAGTCTCGCATGCTCTTTGCTATACCATTTAAACCAATTCCTTCTGCTGCGGATGCAAGTAAATTCTTTGGAATATCAAGTGCCATCGTTGCAAAAGTTTTTAGAAAACCTCTGAATACTTCACCAATGGCTCCAATAATGTCTCCACTTGCAATCTTAGCTCCAATGTCGCCAAATATATCTACAATGTTTTGAAAATACTGTTCAAATACATCCCTACCGGCTTTAATGAATCTATGAAAGAATTCAGCGATGATGTCGGAGAAACTGAAGGAATCCAGCATCTTTTCAAACTCTTTAAAGCCGAGGGCTCCTCCCAACCAAGAAACGGTATCTTTAATTAGATCCAAAATGTCTCCCGAAAAGGCATTAATGAATCCTACCACACCACCTTCCAGTGCTTTTCCAATGTCACCCGTCTCCTTAAAGATTTTAAATCCTTCGAACAGTGAAAGAGCTCCTTGAATGACTGCAGTTACAATAGGACCACCCAAGAATTTACCCAACTTAGAAAATGTACCAAAAATGGTTTTTAAATTACCAAAGAGGGAACCGACTTTTCCTAATCCCGGAATTAAAGACGTTAAAAGCCCGACCTTTGAGATTAAGAAAGTAAATACCTTTTGAATCGGCTCAAAGAAGCCTTTAACCTTTGGCCATAGCGATACAATACCTTGTACCAATTTACTTTCAGCACCCAGACCTGCAAAGAATTTTTGAATAGGTTCAAAAAACTTTATAACCGCTTTACCCAATGCACTTTCTTTTAGAAAGGTTGTGATCTTAAGGAAGGTTTCTTCTAATTTTTTAGTAATAGCACCAATATTGAGAATCTTTTCAATTCCTTTTTTAATTGCTTTAAAATAAGAACCGATTGTTTCAATAAGCCCCGAAACGAAACCAATGACCAACCCTGCAATTCCTGCTAAGGCACCAAGGATACCAACAGAACCTAAACCACCTTTTAAATTTGGTTTATCTCCGCCCGTAGGCATCATTTTGTTTTTCTTTTCTGCATCCTTTTTATCCTCAAGTCTATTTTCTTCATTCGCAAGTTGGTTCCCTTGAAGAGTTGTGAGGATGTCCTTAGTGAGACTATAGGTACCTTCCAGGATACCAATCATATTAAAGGTATGGAAAGCAGTTGAAGCCGTTTCCTTGGATATAATAAAGAGATTTGAACTGTCCTTGGCGCTTAAAGAACCACTCTTCTGTTTGACATCTCGTGCAGCTGGTTTATAGTTTTTCTTTAGATCCTCGAACAGTGACTTTATTTCAGTGGCCAATGATTCCATATTAACCGCATTTTCAAGCGATAGGTCGGCGGTATTCAGAGTGTTCTGTTCAATCTTACCAAGGGTCTCGTTGGAGACCTTTAGTTCCAGAATCATTTCTTTGAATAGTTCTTGTTTATCGCGTGCGTCGGCCATGTGGTTTATCGGTTAAGTTTTTTCTTGGCTCTTTCGTTTTCTTCTTTAATATGATCGACAAGAAGAGCCACGTAGATTTCCCTCTCCCAAGGCATCATATTGTCCAATTCCGTGAGGCTGTACTTATGATGTTGCATTAGGGCAAAATTGGTCTGGTAATGATTTACGAGACTGTCATGAGAGAGGGAGATGAGAAAAAATTCTGGATTCCCTTAAGAAGGAGTGAATTCTTTTCTTTGCAATGAGCACAATCGAATTCAACATTGTGTTGGAGCTTTGGCATTGCCTCGATGAACTTCTGAATCTTAAGGAACTGTTCCTGGTTCAGAGATTCAATAAACTGATTGAGCTCTTCCTTGGTCTGTTCGGAAGCTGGGTATGACTGTTTCTCATCATAGATCGAATCAATACAACCAAGGATCACATCAAAGGCAAGTTTTGAACTGCTTTGGGTATCACCTGTTTCTTCACTGGAAAGTTCGGCAATGAGGTCGACACGTGGCCAATTTAAAACAACGCCGATTGTTTCGGTAAGTTCGATTTTGTTGCTTGGCAGATTCTTCGTGTCAATTACAATCTCATCAAGATTGACCTCGACCTTGGTGGTGTTCTCGCACTTCACGCATTTAAGGTTCAGCTTGGAGATTTCACCAACAGACTTTGAACGGATGCGTAGGAACATATACTCCATATCAAAAATGGGCAATGTATTTGCATCAAGTTTACCAAGCGTACAAGAGCTAATGGTATCTTTTACGGCTTGGATGATCTGCTTCTGGTCGCCCGATTCAAGAGCAATCATCAGCATCTTTTCTTCTTTTACTAGATACGGACGGTACTGAATCTTCTTTCCGGTGGAAGGAAGTTTGGTTTCATACTTTGGTGTTTCAATAATTGGCAGTGGCATATAATTATAGTTTAGTTGTTAATCAATCGAAATTGTCACACACCTGGAGTGCTATTCTGGAAGGCGGTTAGGTTACTGAGACCGAATTTATCTGTACTGACAACAGGTTTATCACTGAAA